AATCGACAAATCCCAAACCGTCTAACTGACCTTGTAGCTCATCTTGCCATTCGCTAAAAGACCGATATTCAAACGGCTTCATCATAATATCTGTGTCCCCTCCTGTTGGGAGATACACACGATACCAAATTACTATATCTGTTTTATTCATTTTATTTTAGTTTTCCCAAAGTAATATAGTTCCTGCGTCATTCCACTCCCACCATAAATTGTTGCGGTCTGCGAAGTCTTCTAGTTCTCTTGAAACCTTTTGTCCACTCATTGACCAATAGTCAAAGTATTCAGGGTAACTCTCTGCTGAAATCCATAATCCAGTAGCTAACTGTCCCTCTCTATATCCATCAAAATCAAAGTTTGAGCCTTCTGTGGATATGTTAAACTGCCTTTCTAGTTGGTCGGCAATTTTGTCTAGTGAGGGGCTTCCGTAGTCGTAGTCTTCCCAAGTCATAAATTCTCTTATCATTTTAATTTTAGTTTTTTATACCTCACTTTTAATAAGGCTTTGTAATATCTAACTTTCATGTCGTCTAACTCTACTTTTTCCATCTCTACCTCCTCTTCTATCTTATCCTCTACAGCCTGAACCTCTCCATCGTACTCTATAAGCACTCCTTCGAAAACTTCTAAGTCTACCCCTGCTTCGGTTTTATACTTTCCGTTATCTATCTCTATAGGTAGCCCTTCGTCGTCTAAAGTAAATACTGCTGAACCTGCTGTAAGGGCTTCGTCATCGGTAGCTATTACCCCTCCGTTCTCTAGGTTTACCTCTGCGTAGAACTTGCGCTTAAAGAAGCCCCATAGCTTTTTAACTATGTTAGACATACTAGCACGTTTTACCTTAGTAGACATTTCTTGTACTGAATCAACGAAATATCCTTCTATACTGAAACCGCGAATAGAACCCTCCTTTACAGCTTCCCACATCTCATCGTTTCCTACGTGAACGCGAACCATCCAAGTACCTACAGGCATACTCATACCGTAGTGCTTAGACTTATCCATTTCTGGGTCAGCTACAATCCAACTCTCGACTACGCTTACTCCGTCCACCTTTTCTTCGTGTTCGAATGTATGCTCGTTAGTACGGTTAGATTTTAGGAATAACTCAGAAGCTAGTTTAACAGTATCTTGAGAAAAGAATACATCGTACTCTTCGTCGCTTAACTCGTCGTAGCGTGGTATATTCTTATCTGGAATAAGAGCAGCCCCAATTAGTGTACGCTTGTCCTCGTCTATAGCTGCGAGACTCAAAGCCTTTTGCTTCTTGTCTTTAGAGAAAAAGATAAAGTTCTCTTCTATTGCAGGAAACTTTACAAGCGAAATAGCTTCGACTCCGAAAGCGTCTTGCCCTTCCTCTATAAGTAGTTCTACTAGTTTTCTGTTAGCCATCTTTAAGTTGTTTTAATTATAAACCCAGTTGTGAACCAATCCATACTCGTCCATTATGTCTACTAACCCCTCCATTAAACCGCTTCCTTCTACTAAATCTTTGAGTTCAGTTAAACTAAGTCTTGAATATAGAGTAACCCAAAGGACACCATTTGCAGACTCAATAGAATCTACCTCTACCTCATCATACTCATAGTCTCTGAGAATCTCTAAAAACTCTTCCTCTCGTCCGTCCCATTTTATATCTACGTATGCCATCTTTAAGTTGTTTTAATTATAGTTGGTTAAGAAACTCTCCAAGCTATCTAACTGCTCAAACAATTCGTCTACTCTACGTGAGTCTATTAGTCCGTTCATTTCAGCGTCTTCAACTCTGTCGAATAACTGGCGTACTGCTTCTAGTAATTTTTGGTCGCTCATCTTTAAGTTGTTTTATTTTATTTGGACATCAAACCCTGCTCCTTCTAGCTCGAATATAAAGGCTTGAGCGTTTACACTAGTGTCAAATTCACAATGCAATTCAGTACCTCCTGAAACTTCTATTGTGTTAAAAATAATATAGTCTAAATCATTCTCAGAATACCCTTCGTCAAGCATTGCTTCGATAATTTCAGACTCGCCTGCTCGTTCTACAAAAATATAAGTTTCTACCATTTTATTATTGCTTTATATTAATCTATATAAGGTCGTTTATCCACCTCCTAATGCTGTTTGACTATACAACTGATTTGCTTGCAAGGCTGCCCCCTCTAAGTCGCTTTGAACTACAAAGGTTTTGCCTGTCGTCTCTGTCCTAGATACTTGGTCAGGAACTAAAGGCGTAGTGCTAGGTACTCCACCGCCACCTCCACCTGCTGAAGCACCTGCTTCGTTTAGTATAGCCTTCACCCCTACAAATGCTCCCATTACCGCAGAGATAGCTGTAATAATTCCTGCTGCTAATGTAAAAGGGTCTTTAGCTGCTTTACTAGCTACTTTAATTCCATTCGCTAAAGAAACGGCTTGAGCTAAAAGAACGTCGGTAATTGCGAGGGCTTTTGCTTGCTCCGAACCATCCTCTGCCATTTTACCCATCGTACTAAACAATCCTCTAGCTGCGTTTATCGTAGCCTTAATTCCTGCTTCTTTTATGCTTTGAATCTTCGCCTCTGAGTCCTCAGTCAAAGCCTTCATTTCGTCTAGGAAAATCTTTTCTGCTTCTAGCTCTAGTTCGCGGTTTCCATTTGCTAACTCTATGCGTCTGTCGTATTTCTGCATAAGTAAAGTCTCCTCTCTGTCTTGCTCTGACATTAGGATTAAAAACATCTCATCTTGGAGGGCTTGCTGCTCTTGTGCTATTTGCTCTGGCGTTTTAGCATTAGGGTCGTCTTCTTTAAACCCTTCTCGTAAATCTGCTAAATCCATTAAGTACTTTTCCTCTATTAGAAGTAACTGCTCTGCTGTAGCTCCTGCTGCTAGAGCTTTCATTACTTGCTCCTTAGTACGTAGCTTTAATTCCTCTTCTGCTCGTTTCTGTTCGTCCTCAATCTTAGCGAGCATTATCTCTTCGCTAATCCTCTTTTCTAAATCTGCCAAGTATTTTGTATCTGCTTCAGCTTGTCTAGCTAGGTCAGCACGAATCTTAGCCGCTATCTTCTCCTCCTCTAATCTTTTTTTCTCTGCGTCTGACCGTTCTAATAATAGCTGACTTAACTTCCCCTCTAAACCAAGTTGAGTAGTTGTTAGTTCTTGAAGTATCTTTCTTTGTTTATGTAATTTATTTTGTGCTTGTCTAGCGAAAAATAAGTCCTTTGAAGCTGCCGTTGTTTCTAGTTTAGCGACCTTCTCTTTCTGTTCTGACACTAATATAGCTTGCTTATCCATCTCAAGAGCAAGTTCTGAAAGAGCTAATGCTTGTTTTTGTTGAGTTATAGCGTCGGCTTCTGTATCAATATATTTTCCTAACTGCCTATTTAGTGCGTTTACTGCCCCTACCCTCTCTTCCTCTGTTGAGCTAACCTTTTTTATTACTGATAAGTAACCCTGCATTTCAGAAGTAAGCCTCCCTTGTGACTCAGCTATTTTTAAGTTTAGCCTTTTTGTCTCCTCCGCTTCCTTATTATAAAACCCTAGTGCCTCCGTTATCTTATCCCAATTTTCTATTATTTTCTCTAGTGCTATAATAGCTAGACCTATACCTATACCAGCCCAAGCAGCTTTAAGAACCTTAAAACTTTTAGACAACCTACCTACTGAACGAGTGGTAGACTTAAACTGCCTCATAGTCCTTTGCAGCCCTCTAGGAAGGACGCTACTAAAAAGGTCACTTACCCCTCCCCAATCTTTTTTCGCCTCCCTAGAAGTTCTGCTCGTCGCTCTCCCAACCGCCTCAACATTCTCTATTGCTGCGTTAGTCGCGGCGTCCGTATCATTGACTCCGACAACTCGAATAAGTACATCCGTATTTCTAGCCATTGTCTTTTAGTAGTTTAAGTTTAGTTAAAACTGAAGTCTCTAAATCGTAACGTCCATACCACGTTTTAAGTAAGGGGCTTCCCTTATATATATACGAAGACCCCAATCTAATCATTGAGGGCAAGCCATATCCTACTGCGTTCAACCAATGCTTCATTAATTCCAAGTTAGATAAGGGTCAGTAGAAAGGTTCAGGGTAATAAGTGGCTCAGACGCTAAGTTCCATATAGCTAAAGTATTTCTGTTAGTGCTGTCAGGAAAAGTAAGCTGGAGCATCTTAATATCTAAAAGCCAAGTAATATCTTTATTCACCTCTCCTACGCAAAGCATTTCCCAATATGCTATCTCTCCTGCTGCGTTTTGTTTCTGGTTAATCGTAACCGAGCGTGAAACCCCTGCGTCAGCTTCTGAACTGATAAGAGTAGTTCCTACACTCCTAGAAGTTCCTGCTGTATTTCCTAACGTAGCTTGATAGCGAAGGGTCATTGTCTCTCCTACAGTCCCAGCCGAACCTCCTGTATCTACGCTTATAATATCTGCTGTAATAAGGTATATGCAGTTAGGGTCAAACGGTAAAGACTTCTCACCTCCTATTCCTTCTGCTGAAGTATTCGTTGCGTCTGTCGTCGTCGCGGTCATAAGGAATTGCTGTGTGCTTCCTAATATACCATTTGCGTTTAAAGACTTCCCTTCAGAACTCGCTACGTCTCCTATTACTTTTCCACCTGTATTACTTGTCCCTAGATTTTTCGTTCCGTCTTGTGCAGGGTTGCTACCTCCCCCGTTAGGGTTTGGAGAACCCCCACCATTAGCAGCCCAAAAGCATACGCTATTCGTTGCATCCCACGTAAAGCCATTAGAGGTACAGCAATCTTGTGTAGGGGTTGCGGAAGCTCCTGTATCTAGCTCTGTAAAGTTTACCGTTCCATCGGTGTTAAAACTCGTAGGAGCTGAGTTACATAAAGGTGTTTTGTTATAGGTGCTGGAGTTTATTAATTTAACTAACTCCAGAGAGCAGGGGGTATTTCCTCCTGTAGCAAAGTTCGATACTTTTACTACTCTCCAAAAGGTGTCGTTTATAAATATCTCGTCTTGCCATAATAACTGATTAATGTCTTGAGGAGTCAGGTAGGCTTTACAAGTCATTATGCGAGACTCACTAGAATACTCTTCGTGCAATCTTCTAGCCCAATATTTCCTCACAGCGTATAAGTTAGTAATACCTGCTGTAGTCCCTGCGTTAATTAGTGGATGGTCTATATTGTCAGGCCAATCGTAACCCCAATTTAAAGCACTACTAGAAGAGGTAACAGGGGTAGTGTTATATTGAGAAAAGAACGGGTAGGTCGTTACATCTTCGTACCCTGCTATACTACCTCCTATTCTAAATATCCCATTATTCTCAATATTTTGTTCTCCATGATAGTAAGCTAAAATAGGCTTCGTGCTAACTACTTCTTTTACAGAGTTATTATTCCACCCTAATCCATAAAGTCTAGGTACTAATACGTTAGGAATAACTGTAGCTCCGTTCTGAAAAGAAGAAGGTATATGAGATAGTCTTAGGGGTTGGAACATGCCGCCTATTCTTTGCTCCCCCGTTGTAAAGGCGTTTTCGTTTTCTTCTATCCATCTTCCTTTAACAAAACCATACTGCTTTTGCCACCAATCGTTTCTCCAATCTTCGCCCTCCCCATCCTCAAATGTAATTATCTTCTTTTGATACTTCAAAGACGGTTCTATACTTATCGTATCTATGTCTACTTTTTCAGACCAGTCCTTTTGCTCTGTCCCTGAACCCAATAAATCGTTATATGTTTCTATATTAAGGACAGAAGGGTTTTGGGGGTTAGAGTATAGAACTAAATTAAACCTGTTGAAAATCTCACTTAACCACTCTCCTACTTTTACATCTGGAAAATTTGCGGAAACATCAACGAACAGTCCAGTAGATGTATATTGCTGTAACTCTATAAAACTTACATTTACCCCACTTACTTCTTTTACGCTTACTGCATTATTGTTATTAGTAGCTCCTACATACCAAGTTATCGTGTCGCCTAGACTACATGTTATGGTAATATTTTCCCCTATAAGTGTAGAGCCTGTTCCATACGTAAGTTGATGGGCGTGGAAGTATTCCATCGTGTTGTCACTACCTGACGTTTTATAGATGTAAACAACTGCCATATAAAAACCTGTGTCTGGGGTTGCTGCTGAAGTTACATATAGATTATGCTTGAAGGTAAAGCTCCCACTAAACGGAGCTACAAATACCCCCCCGTTAAATAATCCGTCTACGTCGTTAAATGGTGTGCTTTCATTAACAAAGGGTAGTTGAAGCTGCTCTAATACATTGTTAGGAGCTATAGAAAAGTCACCATCAAGACCTACCTTTGATGCATATACAGCTCGTCCTGCTGTTCTCTCTAGCTCTGTAGCTAAGAACATATACAAGTGTCTAAATTCATACCCTCCGAAAAAAGAAGAAGAAATAGTGAACCCAGCCTTTTGAGCTATTCTACTTATTAAATACGGGACGCTTATAGAGGGCTTGAAGTTATATGGAGCTACTATATTATTTATGACATCAGAACCTGCAAAACCCATACCCATTGCCTCCCCCATATACATAAACCCATAACCTTGCGGAGAATCACCTCCTAGCCCCCAGTCTGAAAGTGGGTAAACTATAATCCCTGCTCCTACCCCTCCTGAAGTAATATCGTTCGCTAAGTCCCAACTATCTACAATGTTTTCGGCTGTTAAAGCGTGGTCTAAATCGGTATCTACGTTACCTGCTTTGTCTATGAAAACCTCGTTAAAACTCAAGTCTTTTACCGCATCAAACAAAGCTCCCACCTCTGAAATTATACTAACGCTATACTTTTTCCCTGTTGGATTGACTGAGTGTAGTTGTAAAACCCCGACCATAATTACTACGCCAGAGTCAAATACTTCGACGTTAGTTTTTACCCCTACGTTGAATTTTGCGCTAACAAAGTTTACGTTATAGAACTGTCCAAAAAACTGATTGTTATTATCAGTCATAGGCATATCGAATCGTAACGAGTGTGGAGCGCGAGACTGAGAAATATCTCTCATCTCCTGAATAGAGTAGTTAAACTCTACAGGAACTTCTTGTACGTCTAAGCTGTAAACGGCTGCTCCAGTTTGAGCATTTGCTACTATCTCTATCATTGTACGTTAGGCTTTCTACGGCTTATCTCTATCTCTATTGTGTAGTTAGAAATCTTATCGTTTAAGGCTGTCTTATATCCTATTTGCGCTCCCTTGACAATACACCTTATCCAGCTATTTGAAACTGTTGATGGTAAACCAGCCTGCTGTAATGCGCTAGTATAAACATAAACTCTAGGAGAATTTACTAGAGACATTATTAAGTTGTTGAGGTTGGTGGGGTTATTTTCCCTTGTGTTTAAAGTTATGGAAGTCGTGGTTAAATTTCCTACACTTGTCATACCACCCTCTTGAGAGCCTTTGCTATAGGGTACTGTTCCACTAGCTTTAAATGCATTACCCCCCATAGACCTAAAACTATTCCTCTGTATGCTTTGCGTAACATTAGAAGCCCCATCACAAAGTAAGTTGTCTATACCGCCTACTTCGTTCCACCAGCTTAAAAAGTATTGACTAGGTATGTTAGACGCTGACTGATTGTATCTAGTATTACAGAGTTTGTTAAACCTATATACGCGGCTTGCTTCATTTCCAGCTAGCGTAGCACTTGAAGCTGCCTGTACTTCGTAATAGTCCCAACCTGAATTATTGGAAGGGCGTATGTCTACAGCAATAGTTTGAAATTCTAGGTTAAGAGGAAAAGCTCCAAAGTATAGAATGGAAGCCTCATCTGACAAACCTGCGGCTGGAACTACCCCTCCGTTTGTTGGGTTGTTCTCGAAGGAGTTTGTGTTTAAAGCTCCCCCTGCGGCATCAAAGTAAGATACGTGGAAGAAATCACAGTAGTTACCTCCTACATCGTCACCGTTAAGAAACGCTAAAGCTCCGAACTGGTTTTCTAAAACCCATTGAGGCATCTCGCCAGCATCGTCTTGAGAAAGGACTGAAAGGAATCTGCCAGAGGTAGAAGTCATTTTGTAATAAGCAGCCGAGTTAATTGCGTTAGAGTTTACGTTTAGAGACCTTAGACTTCCATTTATTGCTTTTAGCGTAGTGTCTAGTGCTGGTAGAAATGTTTGTACTGGAGCGTCGTTTACTGTAGCCGCTTTTTCATATCCAAACTCTACTGAGACAGTTTCTATAGCCTTTTCGTTTAGAGCAAATATCGTAGTTAAACTTAGTGCGTCGTCGCTATCGTATTGACCTAACCTTAGTATGGTTTCGTCTTGCTGTACGTAGTCTGAGATAATATCCTGTATTCTAAATACTGCACAGTTCGCGCTATTAGGTAGTTGCTTAAACGTACCTATCACTACTGAGTCTATAGTCAGTCTAACTAGATACCTATATTTTGGGTCAGCGTAAAAAGAAGTGTCTCGTACTTGGTAGTAAATATCGTCCGCTACTCCTTGTACTCCTGTGCCTGAACTTTGGTCTACTGTGTATGCCATTATAAAACTATTTCAAATTTAAACTCTTGTGAAAACTCGTCTCCTAAAAACTCGCTGTAGTCCTCTCCATAAGCATCTTCCATTTTTGGTCTGTATCTTTTTAGGGTTCTTACAAAAGCATCTGTATAGAAGTCCGAAGTAGCTATACCATACAGGTAAACTTTACGACTGATTAAAGTAGCCATTTGGTCGTAGGATAGAAACCTACCTGTTCCTTTCTTGTCTTTTGTTCCATGCTTCCATTGCTTAATGGGTTTTGTATTTATCCACTCTCGTATGCCTTTTGTTAATCCTCCGTCTGATTTTCCCGTTCCAAACTTGAAAGGAGAAGTAGGGGCTAGAGCGTCGCTAATCTTTCCTTTGACTCCGTAGTTCACATACTCCCAGTAAGGGGCGTTAGGGGCATCGAAAGTAAGCGAGAACTCGTTGTCGTCTACACTAAGAGAGTACGCTAAAGACTCCCTCAAGTTTCCTGAAGCGTTTTTCTTCTGTCTATCTAAATCCTTTTGCGCACGTTTAATCACCTCCTTGCCGAAGTTTTCGAGAACGTCTGTGAACTCATTTAGGGGTAGCATATAGTTTACCCCTGCTACTTTTATGTTAAGACGTATAAGGCGCAATGCAGAGGTTTATAGCGTTAGGTACTCGTATCTCAAATTGTGCTTGCCACCCAGTAAGAAGGTTAGAAAACCTAGCTGTAAATGGGTCGCAGGAAATTGGAGTGGTGAAACCCCAATGCTGGGTATTGCTGTCTAGTATGGACATGCTATTCATGCTCAGAACGAACTGAGCTATTACGTCCTGCATAATTAAAGCTGTCTCTGCATACACCTGTGTAAGTAAATCTGTCTGCTTCTCTATCGTTAGGTCAGCTACAATTACTTCATACGTAAATACAGTCACCCCATTGTCTATTTGCATATTGGTCACTTGTGCATAGAGCAAAGGAAATAAATCAATGGTAATTTTATCTATGTCTATTTCGTCTAAACTAAACGTATAGAACTTTTGTAACTGTATATGCTTAGTTACAATTTCTTTAAAAATATTATTTACATCAACTACGGTGTCCATCTATTTTGAGGTTTCTGGAAGTTTGTACATCTTTCTCATAAGCTAAAAAGGTTAGAGCTTCTTCTATATATATAAGAGTTACCGTTTCCATTTTAGTTAAGTCTCCGTCTGATAACTCGTACATGACATTGTACCACCCCCATTTATTTTGCATTTTACTCTGAGAACCTGTATCTACGGTTTCGAATAGCGTTGCGAATCTTTCGCTAATATCGTCCCGATACGATAAAAAAAAACCATTGCTGAAACAGCTATGTCCATTTTGCAGTCTAACATAGCCTGCTGTTTTTCGTGGTTAGGATTGTATGGTTCTATGGAATAGCTATCTACACTCCTTTTCAATATCGGTCTATACAGAACTGAGAGTATGCTTTCCAATTTATCATACGCTCCCAAGCTTGTGTAAGTTTCTAGGTCTGCGAACTCTCCTAGTGTTAGCTTCGTCCAGTTAGGTATCAATCCGTAGTCTACCCCTTTCAAAGTGAACTCACGTATCAAAGGGTTTTTATCTGGGCTAGTCTCTGGTTCTTTTGTTATCCAACTAACCATATTCATTAGTTTACTTACGTCCTTCCAGTCTGCGTTGTCTAAATCCTTTCTGCTAATATCACATAGGGCAGAGACGACAAGTAAAGACAGTTCCTTCTCTGGTAGCTTCTTATCGAATAGCTCTAGCATATTCTTGTACTGCCTTACGCTTACATCTTGGTAGCCTTCAGGTACTACGAGTTTTCTAGTTTCCGTCATGTTATAAAGTATTTACCTGTTTTCCTTAGAATCTTATTTAGACAAACATAGCGTACCGCATCTATTAAATGGTTGTACGAATCGACTGGGGTAGCTAGCATCTTTCCGTTCTTGTCTGTTTTCCATTTGTAGTTCCTAAATTCCTTTTGAGCGTTTAGGCTATCGTCCTTTACAAATAGCTTGTGTCTACGCATCGTATCTATACCCACCCTTATGCTGTCAGCTCCCTTTCTAGCCCCTTTGATATTAAAGTTAAGTCTATGTATAGTCTCTATACTTTTAGGCTCTGCTGAGTCCGCTATAATCTCATCGTGTCTAGTCACTCCATATTCAGTTAGCTTCTCTGCTATGTCGCTATTGGTTAGACCCCCTTGATAGATTAACTCCTCTATGTAAATCTCGTTGTCGTGTAGGTAGACTTTAGCTAAAGCGGTTGGGTCGTTGCTGAATCCAAAGTCTAAGCCATAAGCTACGAGCTTTGCGTGTTCTGGTAACTCTGTGTATATGCTAGTCTCAAATATCGTTTCCCTACTCTTACCCCTTATTCCTAATCCGTAAACCCTCCAGTAGTTTTCGTCTGTTTCCTTGAGCCGTTCAATCTCCTTAATCGTCTCATCTCCTAAGAAGGGGTTGTCTTTGTATGTACTCCTGTAGAAGTTAGCGTCCTCTCTAGGTATAACTTCGTCGTAAATCCAATGGTATTCGTCTGAGGGGTTGTAGTCTAAAATCATGCGCTCTGAAGTCCTCAGTATTAATTGTCTGAAGTCCTCCAGCGTTAATTCATTGCACTCGTTTATAAAACAAATTTCTCTCTTAGCTCCACGAATCTTACTTGGCTGGTCGATTGAAATAAACTCCCATCTTGTACCCCATAGGTCGTAGGTGTTCTCAGTCTTATTGTGATACACCTCGCTATACCAATTTTCTGACTTGAGTATAAATATGAAGTCCCTTAGAACGGAAGCCCTTAGACTTGGAAAGGACTTACGTACTACTGTAATCGTATAACCTGAGTTGCTATTGTTTAAGCACCACTCTACCAGAAGTAAGATTATCGAGTAGGTTTTCCCACTACGAGTTCCCCCTTGAAAAATTGCTACCCTCTTCTTACAGGCTTTGAGGTCGTAGTATGTTTTAGGCTGTGGTAGCATCTACCATACAGAAGCTATAACTCCGATTAAGGAGAAGGCTACACAAATAGCGTTGTTACTATCTATCTGGTCGTACTGCTTAATCTTATAAACTAGGTCAGCAGTACATAGTATGAATATTATTCCAAAGCAAAATCCTTGTATCATACGTCGTTTAAATATATTGGTGAGTTCTCTGTCTCTAGGAGTGGAAGCCTTACCTCTAGCTCAAAGGCTTTAAACGCTCCGTTTCTATCTACGTCTTTATCCTTCATAATCTTGTCTATGATTTTAGATAGGCTGTAAATAGCTCTAGGTTTAGCTTCGTGTGATACCCCTAAAATAGAGTCTAAAAATCCTGTGAGCTGGAGTACGTTGTATTCCTTCTGCTCTGTAAAATCTACCTCTTCTATACTATCCATCTATCGAATCCTTTTGGTCTTCACGTTCTATTACTTCTGCAAACCAACTTGGTTCGGTTCTAGGTTCGTTTACCGTTATCTGCGTCTCTGTCTGTTTAGGTATAATGTAAGGTAAATACGTAGCTAGTATTTTTAGATACTCCTTTCCATTTGACTCACGTAGTAAATCGAACTCTTCCTCTACGTATTGTATCTGTCCGTCCAGAAGAGTTAGTAGTAAATCTCTGGCATATTCCGTCGTTTTATTCTTGAGTCCTTTCGGTCTCCCTTTAACGTTTCCTGACTCTCCTTTTTTAAACTTCATGCTCCTGTTCTTTTCCTGTTCTTTTCAGGTATTTATCTATTAAATGGCATCTAACAGACTTAATTGGTTTCCGTTATTATTCTCCATGAGTTTGTACTCAGAGACTTTCGTTGTTGAACCAAACCTATTTGGTACTTCTACTGTTTTAGTCTCGAAGTAGTACCCCTCTTCTTTGAGGTTAAATATCGAAGCTGAGAGTCTGGTGTTCCCTAAATCTCTTATTGCTTCTAGTGAGGTTATTGTACTGTGTGTACGTAGGTAATCTAGTAACCTGCTTGTGTGGGTTTGTTTCATCGTTTTAGTTATCAATTAAATTTCCTAAAATTTCTTCTAGGTCGTGACCGTATTCGTCTTGTAATATCGGGGCATACATTCCATTAATGTACCACTCCTTAACGATATGCAAAACCTCTAATTTAGTTAATCCTTTTTGCTCAATCATTATCTTCTAGTTTGTTTTTAAAGTGTTGTATTATCTCTTCTGTCTTTTGCTTGTAAAATTTCTTAAACTCTCCCTCTTCCCCTTCCTGTTTCCATAAGACAAATAACACACTCCTTAACCTTTGGGACTGTGATTTTGGTTCGTCGTATAAGTCGAGGTCTATATTATCTAGCTCCTCTATTTCGTCGGTATTCATATTCTCCTCCCCTCTGAAATATAGTATTCCAAATTGGTGGAGCATCTCGTCTATTTTCATTACTTCGACTGAAGTTTTCTCTTGGGTAATAAACCTCATAGAAACCGTCCTGTCCTTCCTTCTGGAAAAGCCGTCAAAGTATGCTGCGAAAACTACCTTACTCATCACATGAGGCTTCGTATGCTTTTTCTATTTGCTTCATGTATTCCAGCATACAAGAACCGCATCGTGTTTTCTTTTTACGTTGTGAAAATACCCTCTCGTAAACGTCCACTACTAATTGCATTTCACCATCGTATAATCGGTTGCGAGTCATAGCAGGTTTTAGCGTGTCTTTAAAAATCTTCTGGTCTGCTTCGGTCATAGGTTTCGCGTAAGGAAAGCGTTGGTTTAACCACTCCTTGCGTTTCCCACATCCACAGTCGTCTCCTACTACGGCTTCTACTATTGCTTTCACTCCAGTCACTTTAGCTATCTTCTCTATCGAGTCCCCTATACCCTTTGACTTTTTCTTTGACTTCTTCTTGGGCTTTTTTGAGGGCGAGGTAGAGGGTGCTTTTTGAGATTCCTGTGGCATTAGATAATGATTTTAGTGAATGACTATGTAGGTAATATATGCGAAATATCTCTGCATTAAACCAATCCATGTCTTGCAAGATAGTGTTAATGTATTGAATAGTCTCCGTTGTATCGTATTCGTTATCAACAACATCATCAACAACTCTCAGTAGAGAGGTGGGGTAATTGACTATTTTTTCGTTGTATTTTTTATACTTGTAATAGAATCTAGTTGTACTGCTGAAGCCACAAATTGCCATAGTTCTACAAATATATTTCATTAGCTCCCCATTCTCACACATCTTCTCCAGCTTGGGTCGAGGCTCTTCTAAATAATATATGGCTAGGTCGTGTAGTAAGTCTCCACCGTATCCAGAAACATAACGCTTAGAGACACTAAGCAATTCATCGTAGTTGTCCTCAAAGAATTTGTTAAGGCAGCTCATCAAACTTTTGCGTAAAGTGTTCTCTCATTTCTATTATTTCTTGTGTAGAAAACTTGCGTGTTTGGTTGCTCATTATTAAAATCTTGTCTGCTGTACCCTCTCCGAACATCTCGTCTAGGTGTCTACCGTATAGGTGCTGTTCGCCTCCGCGAAAACCGTTACATTTTTTACATTGGGGCATGACATTTACCATCCCATGTTCAGGTTCGTACAACCATCTTGTGCTATACTTTGACCTGCTTTGGAAATGACCACAATCTGTTTCGTACTTCCAGTCTTTTTTCGCACCACAAGTAAAACAGCTTATAAATCCGTTTTCGTCTGCGTTGCTTTTGCGCACGTACTTACTTAGGGCTGCGTCTAGCTTCTTAATTTCCTTCTTTCGCACAGCGTAAGGTAATAAAAAAAAGGAGAGGCTAGTGCCCCTCCCTTTAAATAAACAAACACACTTATCCACAATGCCACACCTGACATTATGTACGAGGTAAAGATAGGTTAGTTGTCTCCATTAGGAGAATCCATCTTATTTTTTAACCTAGCTCCAGCCCTATCAAAATCTCTATCGGGTGTCGGCTCATTGAGTACGTCCTTTAAAAATTCACCTAGCGGCTTGTAATCCTTTGAACGTTCTATAGGCTGGAAGGTTTCTGACTTACGTTTCTTATGCAAAGTCTCCATTACTTCAGCTCGTACTTCGCCTTCGTATTTTCTTAGGCAGTCTAAAATCTCTGCTGTTTTGAGCCTTTCAAATAGCTTACCAAATTTCCCTTGCCTAATCATAACGAAACAAATTCGTATCTCTTCCAGCTTTAAAGTTGGGTGCTCCTCTAAAATACTCCTACAGCAGAACTGTAACTCTTCGTCTGTAGACAGCGTTTTATTTGCATCCACTTCTTTTATTAGCCTACCTACCTCTGCCATAATCCAACCCCTAACAACTTGTGGGTTGTGCTTTACGGCTGTTTGAATATTCGTCCCATGCTCCCAAGCCTCTGTTGGCTTAACTAGGGTTTTGCTATCCGTTATTAACGAAATCGTTAAGGGCTTCAGGTGAGAAGTTGTCTGTATTAAATCCTTTTTTTCCATTGTGTGTATTTTGTTTATTTCTGCGTTTCCATTGTCTCGCGCAAGCCTTCCAGTCTTTAATTGAATTACCGCCTTTGACTTTCCATCCTACCGAATCGTACCAATCTACGAATTTTTGGGCTTCTTCCAATAACATTCCTAAACTTTTGAAGTAATCTAAAACCTCATCAAAATTGTTAGGTCTCCCTTTAATTGGTTTAGGTAGTTGGTTAAGGTCATTGGTTATAGTATGCCTCACCTGAGTGAGGGCACGAACCTCACTTGAGTGAGGGTGCGAACCACAGCCTAGTGAGGTAGGTAACCTCAGTAGACGGCGGTTACCCCCATTTATAAAAGTACGGTTTCTTACTAGCTTTTTACTCTCTACTAAGTTGCGTATGGCTTTTTCTATTCCACTCTCAGAAATGCCTATCAGTCCTGCTAAATGCTCGTTGCTCACAAAGCAGTCTAAATTGTTCTTTGAGAATGAATCTACCTCTAGCAAAATAATCTTCTGCGTCCAAGTTAGGTTCGTGTCCAAATACAAGTCTGCTGGAATCCATACACCTTTGAAGTTTCTACCCATAGAAAAAATTGATTAGAAGTATAATTCCTAAAGCTACGACTAATACGGTAAACCTTTTATTAAGGGTAGAGGATGGTTCGCTTAACATTTATCCTGTATAGCTTGTACGTCGTCACAACGTTGCTTTATCATTTCTATCATATCACCCATAGGTTCGTTAGAAAACTTCTGGAGTTCTGGTAGATACATATAGAACTTTTTAGGGTTAGAATTATACCATCTATTTATAGTATTCTTACTCAATCCTAAAGCATCGTTTAACCTTTCGTGTGTTTTAAAATGTATCTTTATGAACGCTCCCATTGACTTCATCGCTAAGTTCTTTTAAAGTTAATAATATTTCTTTTGCATAACGCTTTACTCTGTTGAAGTACGCTTCGGTAGGCTCGAAGTCTAAACTCCCTACGGAGTTAATTGCGTTTTCTATAGCCCACTTTATTTCTGCATTTGTGACAGGCATATAATCTGTCTCGTAAATGTAGGGGTTATTTCCCTGTGCTTTTACAGCCTCTTCTGACATTTTACTCATGGTTAGTTTATGTTTTTTCTTGTTTCTCTTACTTCTTTCATAAGTCTAGTCAATCTATCTCCGTCTAGTTTTCTATCTGCTGGTGACAACTTTCTCATTTCTGTTTCACACTCTTTCAGTATCATTTCTTCTGTATTACCATTTGCAAAAAGCATAGATAGAATATCTCGAACTACACCATCGTCTTCATTAAGTGTAGTCATAGAATATGTTTTAAGTTTACCCATAATTAGAAAGGTAGGTCTAATTTTATTTTCTCAGAGGCTTCGCGCATTTTCTGTTGCATAGTTTTGTCCGACTCATCTTGAGCTGCTTCTGCTCTATTCATGTCTTCGTTACTCCATCGGGTAGAGGACGAAGCCACAGACTCGTTGTAAGGCGTTTTAACTATGCTGTCGCGTCTTAAAAGAAGTTCCCTAGCCATAGACTCCACAGCGTTTAAGTAAGGCTCTCTATCACCCTTTAGAACGCCTAGAGAATTTACAGCTACATTTATAGCCCAAGACGCTTCTATTCTTTTAGTCGTCTCGTCCTTGTTTACAGGCTGCTGTCTAGCTGTGCCTTGAAATGGTGGGCTGGTGCTGACCTTTAATCGGGGCGTACCCTTTGGGCTTTGACCTTTTATCTCGTAGTACACATTGTCTCCTACTTTGTATGGCGGTGTCTCGCTTATCGAATTACACTCCCCAGCTACACCGTCTGAGAGTTGTACGTGGAAGGCGTACATAAGTTTTCCTTGATTTGTAGTCCAAGTTCCGTTGCCTTGCAGGCTGCTTAAAGTTGCTTGTATCATGTTATTTATTTATATAGTGAATTTCCGTTTTTATCAAATATAGATTTGCATTTTATTTCTAAAAGTTTTGCTGCTCTGGATAATTTGTTCCCAAAGTATGTTCCTAAGTATCTTTCCTTAATTGCTAGGCTAGTAAAAGTGTCGTCGTATTCTAAGAGGTCGTCCAGCTCTACACCCTGTAAGCAGTATTGTAACATTTGGTGATACCGACACCCTACATTACCCCAATATGTTATGTCCTCTATCTTACGGTACTTTCCTTTATTGGTATAGTAGTCTATAAAACCTACCTCACTAGCCCACCCCACAAAATTACCATCTACTCTAGCGGTCAGTTTTTTATTATACGTCTTGGCTAAATCTATGTCGGTAAGTCCTGCAGAGGTTAATACCCCTCCGCTTAAATCTAACCCCTCCGCTTGAGTTACGACGTACTCTGCTCCGAAATACTCTCTGTTACTTTCACTCATTTTGTTCTTGCGTTAATAATTGACTGTTTAAATTGTTCTATTACCCTCTTTTCGTCAGCGTCTAAAACCTGCTGACTTAACCACCGCCTCCACTCGTTGTAATCTTTGATAGGTTCTTCTGGATATGTCGTTTTCATTTAATCTTCGTCTTCTGTAAATTCGCAATGCTCTAAACATTGAGGGCATATACCCATTTCGGTTTCGGTAGTTTCCGCACCGCAGCAATCTGAGGATGGTATCATGTTAGTGAGTTAAAGGTGCTGTATGTTGAATGTAGTCGTGTTGAAATTTTACAGGTACTACAGTCCATATTTCTATCTGACCCTTTAAGCACCTCTTGTTAGCAGAGGCTTCCGCTTGCTCCTTGCTTCGGAACTTAGCTGGCTTACCCCCTGCTGCTTTTACAGAGTTTAAAGTCCGTAAATTGATAACGATAAATAAATTGGTGTGTTTCATTGTGTGTTTGTTTGATACAAATATAGGGTATTTAATCTAATAAACCTAATTGACCTTACTTGTATTTACTTGTATTCAAGTTTGTACAAGTTACCCCCTTGTGTTCAATAAGAGTAATAATCTGAACATATTACCCTTATATGTACATATTTGGTACACAAAGCATACACGACTGATACATTTGTACCATTAGTGAACGAACTCACCAAATAGCATAACCAAAATACAGGGCATAAAAAAAGGGCAACCCTAAAGCTGCCCCTTCTAATTTAACGATTTATGACTCTTGAATAGCTACAGTATTTCTGTTTTCCTATTCTCGTTAAAATGTTATTACTTTCTTCTGTTCTTACCCATTACTACGGCTTGAAGGATACGAGAAAGTATGTTTACAATCTTGTCGTCCTTCTTAGTTTCAGTTAATGCAGTCAATGTCCCTGCTGCTGTAATAAGTGCTAGAGCAATTACTGCCCAATTTAATGTTAAAAATTCCATGTTATTCTTTTATTAAAAATTTATATTTTTGCTGAACATCAAATGACGGACAGGCTTTGTTAGAAAATTCGTTGTGACCATGTAGGTCTAGTTTACCAAAGGTAACGCTTAATGCTTCAAACAGCCGCATGAAAGATATGTCTTGGTAT